TGGCTTATATTCTCTTTTTATCCCAATGGAGTGGAACTACGAAGGATTTATTGATGAGCACGGAAGCCCAGTCTTCGATACTCCGGATCATGAAGTCTTCGATCCACATGGGGAATTAATAGACATAGGTGTTGTAGATAGTTGGCAAAATGAAGCTGATGGTTTAAAAAACGATCAAGACGCATTAAACGAATTTTACAGACAGTTTCCAAGAACTACTGAGCACGCATTTAGAGATGAAACAAAAAATAGTATATTTAATTTAGTAAAGATATACGAACAAATAGATTATAACGAAGAAATGTCTAGAACACTAGGCATTACTAAAGGTAATTTTCAATGGGTTAACGGTGTAAAAGATTCAAAAGTAATATTTTACCCAGATCCAAAAGGTAGGTTTAAAGTAAGCTGGGTACCACCAACAAATATACAAAACAAAGTTATAATAAAAAATGGTATTAAATACCCTGGCAATGAACACATGGGTGCTTTTGGTTGTGATAGCTACGATATATCAGGAACTGTAGATGGTGTAGGTTCTAAAGGCGCTTTGCACGGGCTGACAAAGTTCAGTATGGAAGACGCACCGGCTAACACGTTTTTCTTAGAGTATTTAGCTAGACCACAAACCGCAGAGATATTCTTTGAGGACGTTCTAATGGCACTAGTGTTTTACGGGATGCCTTTGCTTGCAGAGAACAATAAACCTCGTCTATTGTATTATTTACGAAGACGTGGTTACAGAGGGTTTAGCATGAACAGACCTGATAAAGTGTGGAATAAATTATCTGTAGCTGAAAAAGAAGTAGGTGGAATACCTAACTCTAGTGAAGATATAAAACAAGCTCACGCAGCCGCTATTGAAATGTATATTCAAAGTCACGTGGGTATAAACAGCGAAGGTCAATTTGGTAGTTGTTATTTTAACGAGTTGTTAAATGACTGGGCTAAGTTTGATATAAACAAAAGAACAAAGCACGATGCGTCTATAAGCTCTGGACTTGCTATAATGGCAAACAACAGGCATTTATATATACCTAATGCTAGGATAGAAAAACCTAAACTAAACATAAGTATTGCTAAGTATAAAAACACAGGTAGTACATCTAAATTAATTAAAAAATAAATATGGCAGAGTCTGTTATAAATAATTATTTTCCAAGCCAAGTCGTAAGTGACTTAGAAAAAATGAGTCAAGATTATGGCTTAAAAGTGGCTAAAGCCATTGAGGCCGAGTGGTTTCACGTTGATAGAGGTTCTAATAGGTATAGAACTAACTCTAATAATTTTCACAAGCTAAGATTATATGCTAGAGGAGAGCAATCAATACAGAAATACAAAGATGAGTTATCTATAAACGGTGATTTATCTTACCTTAATTTAGACTGGAAACCAGTACCTATTATACCTAAGTTTGTTGACATAGTTGTAAATGGTATAGCTGAAAGAACATATGATATAAAAGCTTTTTCACAAGATCCATATGGAGTTGCAAAAAGAACAAAGTACATGGAAAGTGTTAAGTCAGATATGGCTGCTACAGAGCTTAATGATTTTGCTGAGCAAGCTTTTGGTATTTCCATGTACAAAAATAAAAAAGAGGATTTACCAGAGACAAAGGAAGAATTAGATCTTCATATGCAGTTAACATACAAGCAGTCTGTGGAACTTGCCGAAGAACAAGCTTTAAATGTTTTATTTGAAGGTAATAATTACGAGTTGATTAAAAAAAGATTTTATTACGATTTAACCGTTATTGGTATTGGAGCTGTAAAAACTTGTTTTAATACATCTGAAGGTGTAACTATTGATTACGTTGATCCATCTGATTTAGTTTACTCTTACACAGAGTCTCCTTACTTTAATGACATTTACTATGCCGGTGAGGTGAAAATGGTTCCTATAAACGAATTAGTAAAACAATTTCCTAATTTAAGTCACGAAGAACTAGAAGACATAGTAAAAAATAAAAATCACAAACAAACAAATTACAACAAAACTGGTAGTAACTTAAAAGAAGACGACAGTAACAAGGTTCAAGTTTTATATTTTAATTATAAAACATACATGAACGAAGTTTATAAAGTAAAAGAAACCCGTACTGGTGCCAATAAAATACTACCAAAAGATGATACATTTAATCCGCCAAAAGATATGGAAGGTGGTTTTGGTAAGCTACAAAGATCTATAGAGTGCTTATATGATGGCGCTTTAATATTAGGTACTGAAAAACTGCTTAAATGGGAAATGGCTAAAAACATGCTTAGACCTAAAAGCGATTTTACAAAAGTAAAAATGAACTATGCTATTGTTGCCCCACGTATGTACAAAGGTAGAATAGAAAGTTTAGTTAGTAGAATAACAGGTTTTGCTGACATGATACAGCTTACACATTTAAAGTTACAACAAGTATTATCACGTATGGTACCTGATGGTGTTTATTTAGATGCTGACGGCTTGGCTGAAATAGATTTAGGTAATGGTACAAACTACAGTCCGCAAGAAGCTTTAAACATGTTCTTTCAAACAGGTTCTGTTATCGGTAGGTCATTCACATCTGAAGGTGATCAAAATCCTGGCAAAGTACCTATTCAAGAAATACAGTCAGGCAATGGTAGCGCAAAAATGCAAAGTTTAATTGGTACGTATAACTATTATTTACAAATGATTAGAGATACTACCGGTTTAAACGAGGCTAGAGATGCTGCAACACCAGATAAAAACGCTTTAGTAGGAGTACAAAAACTAGCTGCAGCTAATAGTAACACTGCTACAAGACATATATTGCAAGCTGGTTTATATTTAACTTCAGAAACAGCTGAGTGTTTGTCACTTAGAATATCTGATATTATAGAGTACTCACCAACAAAAGATGCTTTCGTACAACAAATTGGTGTGCACAACGTGGCGACGCTAGAAGAAATGAAAGAGTTGCATCTTTATGATTTTGGTATATTTTTAGAGTTACAACCTGACGAAGAAGAAAAAGCAATGCTAGAGCAAAACATACAAATGGCACTGCAACAACAAAATATAGAGCTTGAAGACGCTATTGATCTCAGAGAAATAAAAAATATTAAACTAGCTAATCAACTGTTAAAAATACGTAGAGTTAAAAAGCAAGAAAAAGATCAATTAAAGCAACAGCAAAATATACAAGCGCAGTCTCAAGCTAATATACAAGCTCAACAAGCCTCTGCTCAATTAGAAGTACAAAAAGAACAAGCTAAAATGCAAGGTGAGGTGCAGCTTGAGCAAATGAAAGCGCAGCTTGACACTCAGAAGCAAGCACAGGAAGTTGAATACAAAAAACAACTTATGCAGTTAGAGTTTCAGATGAACATGCAATTAAAGCAAATGGAAGTGCAGTCTACAAAAAATAAAGAAAAAGAAAAAGAGGATCGTAAAGACGAAAGAACAAAAATACAAGCGTCACAGCAAAGTGAGCTTATAGATCAAAGAAAAAATGAAAAACCACCTAAAAACTTTGAGTCTGCAGGTAATGATATACTAGGAGGTGGTTTTGATTTAGGTAGCTTTGATCCTAGATAACAATTATTAATTATTATTATATTATATTATGGAAGAAAACGTAGAAAACGTAGTTGAAGAAACTACACAACCAACTGAACAACCAGTTGAAGAAACTAAAAAACCAAAATTTAATGAAGACGGCGATTATGTTGTTGATTTAAACAAACCAAAAGAAGATGAAACTAAAGAAGATAACCCTGTCGACGAGGGAGTGGTTGGAGTCGATGAAAATGCCGATACCACAGAAAAACAAGAAAAAGTACAACCGGAAGGTGAAGCACAAGAAAGTCCAGTACTAGAAGAAATTACTGAAGAAGAGGTTCAAGAACAAACAGAAGAATTAACTGAAGAAGTTGAAGAAGCTGTTGCTCAAGCTAAACAAACTGGAACGCCTTTACCAGAGAATTTACAAAAAGTTGTAGATTTTATGGAAGAAACTGGTGGTACGCTAGAAGATTATGTAAGACTTAATCAAGATTTTTCAAGTTATGATGACATGACTATTTTGAAAGAGTATTACAAACAAACAAAGTCTCACTTGACTGATGATGAAGTTAGTTTTTTAATAGAAGATTCATTTTCGTATGACGAAGAAGAAGACGAGCCAAGAGAGATTAAAAAGAAAAAAATAGCGTTAAAAGAGCAAGTTGCCGACGCTAAAGCCCACTTAGACAGGCAAAAGTCTAAATACTATGAGGAAATCAAAGCTGGTTCTAGGCTAACTACCGAACAACAAAAAGCTGTAAATTTCTTTAATAGGTACAACAAAGAGTCGGAAGAAACTCAAAAGATAGCGGAAAAACAAACTAACACTTTTAAATTAAAAACTAATAAAGTTTTTAACGATAAATTCAAAGGTTTTGAATATAACGTCGGAGATAAGAGATATAGGTTTAATGTGAAAAATGCTAATGAAGTTAAAGAGACCCAGAGTGATATTAATAATTTTGTCAAGAAGTTCTTGAATGAAAACAATGAAATGTCAGACGCTAAGGGTTATCATAAATCTTTATTTACAGCAATGAATCCCGACGCTATTGCTAATCACTTTTACGAACAAGGAAAAGCTGATGCTATGAAAGATAGCGTTGCAAAAGCTAAAAACGTAAGTATGGACCCTAGAAAGTCGTTTTCAAACGATAACACTAGTGGACCAAAAGTAAGAGTGCTTAGTGATGATTCTCCAACTTTTAAATTTAAAATCAAAAATAAATAACTAATTTAAAATAAATAATTATGGCAATTAATGGAGGACCTAATTTGAATAGCGTGCCTGCTCCACAAAAGCAAGCGCTATCTACAAATTATTTGGATTTGGCTAACAGCTCAAATGCTGGTTGGTCACAACAATATTTACCAGACCTAATGGAAAAAGAAGCTGAAGTTTTCGGACCGAGAACTATTTCAGGTTTCTTAGCACAAGTTGGGGCTGAAGAAGCGATGACTGCTGACCAAGTTGTTTGGTCTGAGCAAGGTCGTTTACACTTATCTTACAAAGCTAAAATAACAACTGCAAACACTATATTACTACAATCAGATATTGATGAAACTAACTATGTTCAAGCTGGTCTTGATACTGATCACGGTGTTAGAGTTGCAGACACTATTATAGTTTCTAATGCTGCTGGTGTTTTTAAATGTAGAGTTACTTCTATAGCTAACAACGACGCTTTAACTGTTGCTAGATATGACGCTCAAGATTTAGCTGCTGCAAACACTGATAAGTCATCAACTGTTTTAGTTTATGGTTCTGAGTACGCTAAAGGAACTGCTTACACAAAGGTAGATAATAGTAGTAATCTTCAAGAAAGACATTCTGCTAACGAGCCTGATTTTAAAACTTTTCAAAACAAACCTATTATCATGAAAGATTACTATGAGATCTCAGGATCTGATACTTCTAAAATTGGTTGGGTTGAAGTTTCTACTGAAGGTGGTCAAGGAGGTTACTTATGGTACTTAAAAGCTGAGTCTGATACTAGAGCTCGTTTTAATGATTACGTTGAAATGTCTATGTTAGAATCTGTTAGAGGTGGTACAGGTACTACTGTTGATACTGTTTTAGGTGCTTCTGCTGATAATGGTGTAGGTACTCAAGGTTTGTTTGACGCTATTGAAGATAGAGGTAATGTTACTACTGGTGTTACTGGTGTTAACGCTGCTACTGATTTAGCTGAGTTCGATGCAATTTTAGCTGAAT